CAAACAAAGTATGTAATCGTCTCAAGGAAGATGGATATCTTTACTGGAGAGAAGGCACTGGTTGGTCTATTTCCCCAAATGTTATCAACGGAATAGAGGTATGGCTTAAACTATGCAAAAACCAAAACTTGTCTGCATCAGAACTGAAGAACTTTGCGAAGATATTGAACCCCAATATTATATCCAAGTCTGGGAGAAAAACCCTATCCTCCCTAGATCAAGAACAAACTTATACTCTAAACGATATCATAGAGAGTTGCTCTTTGAACGTCTCACACGAGACACCGTGGCAGAAAGTCTTGAAAGTCTCGGATCAGGAAGTGGCATACATAATGTCAGTGAGGAGACGAGGAGAGAGAATTCTGACGGGGACTCCGAGGATTCGGATATCGACAATTCACAAAGCAAAAGGTGGAGAGGCGGATAACGTAGCTCTACTTCTTGACTCAACCAAGGCTTGTGTAGAGAGTTTAGATCAAGATTCTGAAATAAGAACTTTCTATGTGGGAGCAACTCGTGCTAAAAAAGCACTTCACTTAATCGAATCAAATGCATTACATAGGTTTAACATATGAAAAAAGATAGAGAATTTTTCTTAAAAGAGGCAGAGAAACTAATCAATGGTCAGAGAGCCAAAGAGTATGGACCTGCTAAAAAAAATCATCAACGTATAGCCGACATATGGACTATACTCCTAGATAAAAAACTGAATGGTGCAATCACTCCAGAAGAAGTTGTGGCTTGTATGATAGGTGTCAAGGTTGCTCGTCTTGCCGAAGACATTTCAAAGGACGATTCTTGGACAGACGTTATAGGTTATGCGGCACTTGGTGGAGAAATTATAAATGATAAATCATGATCAATATCATCTACTAGATCAAGACATAAAAGATGTATCTTGGGGCAATATAGATTCGGATTGGACACCTCCTCAAACACTTCCGGATTTATCTCAACATAAAACCATATCTATAGACCTAGAAACTAAAGATACAAACCTATTAAAACTTGGGCCGGGGTGGACAAGGAAAGACGGGCACATAATAGGTATAGCTGTGGGGGCTGGCGACAGTGCTTGGTATTTTCCTACGGCTCACAAGGTAGGAAATATGCCAAAGAACACTGTTTACAATTGGCTAAAAAAACTTTGTGCAGACACGACTATCACTAAAGTATTTCACAATGCTTTATATGACTTAGGTTGGCTTAGAGCAGAAGGAATAGAAGTAAAAGGCAAGGTCATAGATACTATGATTGCAGCACCTTTGTTAGATGAGAATAGAAAATGGTATAATCTTAATTCTCTTGCTCGTGATTATCTCGGAGAATACAAGGATGAAAAGCTATTAAAGTCTGCGGCTGAGGAGTTCGGTGTTGATCCTAAATCTGGTATGTGGCAACTACCTCCTAGATATGTTGGTAAGTATGCTGAGCAAGATGCTTTAATAACTTTAAAACTTTGGGACCATTTAAGAAAGAAGATAACTCAAGAGGAATGCACGAGCATTTTTGAATTAGAGACAGATTTGTTACCTGTGTTGTTTGAAATGAAAACTAAAGGTGTTCGTGTTGATGTTGACAAAGCACACAAAACTAAAAAAGAATTAGCTAAACTAGAGAAATCACTTATAGATGAAATAGTCAATGAAACTGGAATTGTCCTTGAACCTTGGGTCGCCACATCTGTAGCAAAAGTCTTTGACGCTGTGAAACTTCCGTATTCTCGCACAGAAAAGTCCGGGGCACCCATGTTTACAAAACAATTTCTGGCGAACAATACTCATCCTATTGCTCAAAAAATTATAAAAATTAGAGAGATAAACAAAGCCAACACGACTTTTGTTGATACTATTCTTGAACATTCTCATAATGGCAGAATACATTGCGATTTTCACTCCTTACGATCTGATGGTGGTGGAACTGTTACTGGACGTTTTAGTTCAAGTAACCCCAATTTGCAACAGATTCCTGCACGAGATCCTGAGATCAAAAAATTAATTCGTGGATTGTTTATCCCGGAGGAGGGCCACAAATGGGGATCCTTTGATTATGCCTCACAAGAACCAAGATGGCTAGTGCACTATTGTGCCACCTTGACAGGCATAGATAGACATCCACAGATTGATGGAGTTGTTGATAATTATCGTAAAGGTCTTGCTGATTTTCATCAGATGGTAGCGGACATGGCAGGAATCAAACGTAAAGAAGCTAAGACAGTTAATCTAGGTATTATGTATGGAATGGGTAAAGGTAAATTAGCCAACGTCATGGATATAGAAGTAGAAGAAGCAGAGAAATTAATAAATACATATAATGAGAGAGTTCCTTTTCTAAAAGCTTTATCTGAAAAAGCCATGAATCGTGCAAAAGATCATGGAGTTATTAGAACTTGGTTGGGCCGTAAGTGTAGATTTGATATGTATGAGCCTGTGTCCTTTGGATTTAACAAAGCATTACCTATGGAAGAGGCTATTAAAGAATATGGAAGTAAAGGTAGAATAAGAAGAGCCTTTACTTACAAAGCTCTGAACAGACTAATACAAGGATCAAGTGCAGACCAAACCAAGAAAGCTATGGTTGAATGCTACAAAGAAGGACTATGTCCTACATTAACTGTTCACGATGAACTATGTTTTAATATTGAGAATCAGAAACAAGCAGACAGAATTGTTGAGATAATGACTACTTGCATTCCCGATTTAAAAATACCTTTCGAGGTCGATACAGCATTATGTGATAATTGGGGTGAAGTTGATTAAAGACCAGACTTTACAAACATATCCAATTCAGACATTGTATCTTCCTCTGGCTTCTCATTTTTGAAAATATCATAAGCATGAGAGGTAATATTAGATCTGTTTAAACCTATATCTTTTAATGTTGCATCGTCCAAGCTATTTAATGCACTTACAGTTCTCGCTATTTTAAATTTATAAAACCAATTTGATAACATTTATTTCTCCTTTTCTATTATTAGTTATACATTTTTTCTAAACAATAGAGAACCGAGCAAAAATGAAAGATATTCTTTCCAAAATAGCACAAATCAACGCTAGAGTATTAAATTTAAATGTAGGAAAACAAAGACCTTTCTAGGTAGGAATCATACCAAAGACTTTTGTTTCGTTAATTCTGAGGCATCTGAGAGCCTTATTTTTTGAGGGATTGCATAATTTCAGTACGTTTTTGGTCAGATAGCCGTGACCAAGAAGAAATTTGCTCTAAAGTTCTAAAACACCCAATACAAATATTATTTTCTATTTTGCACACGTTTAGGCACGGGCTTACAATAGGCTGTGATCTTTCTTGTCTTGTCATTGGGGTATGGAATCTCTGGTTGTTCGTTTAATCTTCTAGCAAAATACAGGCAATCATTTACATTTTCAAATGTTTGATCTTGATTAATAATTAACGTGCCTATCATATAGACTAAAGCAAACTCTATCATTCATCTTTGGTCTTCCAAAAGTATTCGTCAGTATCACCAAGTCTGAATCTTTGACCATTCTCAACTTGATACTCTATTGTACTCACTTTGAAGTCTGGCTGCAATGGGTCTTGAGGCGTTAATGAATTATCATAAACTCTCATTCTGTTGTTTGGGTATAGACAGAACTGTCCGTTACTAAGTTCCAACAAATTAAAAGATTTGTGTTCGGCTGGTGTTTCACTTGTAGCGTAATCAACTACGTCTGGATCTTGATGATAGTTGTCAAGCGTACAAATATAAGAACCCGTCATTGGACCGTGATCCCTGGTCAATATTTCAAAGTCCATTGATCCTATGAATTGTTTGTGAATAGACACCACGCCATAATCCATACAATTCCAAAACTGAAGATTGTAAAGATCCATATCTGGGGTCGGGGTATCGGGGCGTGATACGAATGCAGAAATAGGTAATTTGTCATACAAAGCACCATAACTAGGAAGGTAAGTTTCAAAGTAAAATGCTCTACCAGGAATAGATTTTGCAGTAACCCAGACACCTTTTACAAATTCTCCATGACCATCTTGCAAGTCTCGTAGATATTCTCGTCTAACCCATACGTCTACGGAAGGTAAGTTACATATGAGTGTGGACATTTAGTGCATTGTTTCATTGGTTAAATCGCTTACATTCAGTAAATGTTCTGACATAAAGCTATCGTGATAGTCTCCAAAAAAACTATGGTTTCTCATATGTGTTTCTTTTACAATTTGTCCGTTCTTTATTTTAAGAACTATAAATTGTTGCATGATTACTTTATCATCGTCTTGTTTTTCTATAGCTGTTTTAAATGGGCCTTCTTTCATTATAAAATTCCCTTTGAATATCCTTTTGCTCTAGTATAGGTTAAAACATCTTTTCTATTTGCAACATCGTTGACATAAGATACATGCACCCACCCAGAGTTCGGCTCTATACCATCCCAGCATTCTAAAATAAGCTGATCAAAATTTAAATTGTTTTCAATGTATTTAGCAAGATCATAATTACTGACACCAAATATTTCTATGTCAGCAGCTTCTCCATCACAATGTTGTGATGTTGGTTTTGATCCTATTGCTTCACATAAAGCTGGGCTACGATATCCAGAGTTAATCATAACTGGCTTACCAAAAGCAGATCTAACTCTTTCTAATATATTATGACATAGAGATTCTAAGGCAATAATATGTATCTCGTTTGGATTATTCTCTATACCTTTTCTTTCGGCTGTTTGTGATTTAGTAAATTCTATTAAACTAAAGTTTTCTGATAATTTCATCCTGTTCTCCTAGCAATTTCCATATTCTTCGCTATGTCAGCTGGATTATTACCTAAAAAGCTTGCTACGTTTCTTGTGCCAACAGAAGGAAATACAACTTGATCCAACGAAGTAATATCTAACGGTTCTGGTTTGGCAACCACATTATCATCAATAGTGGGTTCTTGTATACTTAAATTTGATAGGTTTAAAGGATCCTTGTTTTCTTCTACTGGTTCTTCTACTGGTTCTTCTGGAGTTATTTGCATAAAATCTCTTAATTCAATCAACTCTTGTATTTCTGTAAAAGGATATTCTATACCTTTTTTGATAGCGTCTTTTCTTTTCTCTTTAGCGGGTCTGAAAGATCTGTATGTATCATTTAAAACAGAACTTATTTCTTGCCTACCTACACCTTTATCTCTCATAATTCTTCGAATATCTGAATCATCTAATCCTAATTTTTGTAAGTCGTCCACAGCAAGTTTTAATTCTCTAAAAGCTTTTAATCTAGCGTTATCTGCTCTAACATATCCTTCTAAAAAAGTATCTTTGGATGGGTTTTCTAAAAACAATACATCGTTAAAAAGTGTCGCTGCACCAGATCGTTTAGATTTAAATTCTTGAGCCTTAAATCCCATTACTTTTTCTCTATCAATTATTTGAGTATTTAAACCAGTAAATGCTCTAAATATTTCTCCACCTGCTGTATATTGTCTCCCTGTTGTAGGTTCAACAGACTCGGGATCCATGAATGTACCTCTTATAAAACGGCTAACTTCTGGACTTTTAACTGGAGTAAAAGTGAAATCAGACAATCCAAGATCAGATCCAACGGGAACTCTTAAAGGTATCATGTTAGGTCTGAGAGTATCCAAAATATGAATAATCGATTTTTCAAGTTGTTTTCCTACGGGATCAACTTCTTTATAAACTTTAGCTCCCGATACAGTTTCACCTCCTCTACCAATACCACTTCCTTTTGGCAGAATATCAACAAAAGATTCATATATCATGGACACACCAAAGAAAGGCTCAAAAAATTCACCTAGTGTTTCAAACATGGCATTTCTAGTGTTCTCAACACCACCTTTGTCTAACCGACTTCCTTCTCTTAGACTTCTAAGCATAGTGTGTAATGGTCGTGACAGCATATCATATGGATTAGTGTGGCTAAAATCCATAACTTCTGGATTGCCTTTTTCATCTTTACCCACAGGTATGAACTGTGCATTTCTTTGATAAGGAGCGGCTAATCTGTTTATTGAATCTAAGGTTTCTGAACTAGTGGCAGTCATCATTTTACCAAATTCTTGTAGTCCACTGCCTACTAATCCAAAAGCAGTCATCGCTCCCATCAATCTTCTCGCACCTAATTCTCTTATAGCGGCATCATTACTGGCTAATTCTTTCATAGATACATCCATTATATTAAAACCAGTTCTTAAAATCTCTGCGGGAAAAGCTATAAAGTTACCGAAAGGTAGCCCTCTTAAACCAGTGATTGCTTCTGGAACGAGTTCATAGTTTGGAACAAGATTACGAACATTGTCTGCTGCGAACTGTTTCAATCTTTCCTCTAACATTTTTGGTTCAATAATTTCTCCAGGAGCTATATGATTAGTAAATTTTTGATCGGCTCTTCTTGTAGCATCACCAATTATTTTTAATTGTAACTCATTGTTACCTTCTGCTTGTTTGTACGCACTATTTTGTTTGGCTTTATTTATTTCAGCGTTCTGCATCTTACGTCTAGCATTACGAAACTTATTCATTTCAAAGGTATAATTATATATTTTCCATATATCATCACCACCCTTGTATAAGTCTTCGGCTTTTTGAAAAGGCGTTCTAAAGAATTGCCCTAACTTACTTCTTTGTGTTGCCTTAAAATCTGGGTTTTGCCTTGTTATAGTGACATCATCTGCTCCTGCGGCAACTCTAGCGGCATAAGCAGCCTTATCTTGACGATCATAACCCATGCCTTTTCTTAAATTATCTTGTATTTCTCTAAGTTGAGCAGAACTTCCAATAACTCCTCGTTCTTGTAGCTCTGTTAAAAAATCTAAGACTTCATTATTCATTTTCATGCTGTCAAAAGTTTTACCACCTAATTTAAGTTCTTTGTCTATAATATCTCTTAGAACTATATTTACAGACGTACCCAAACTAGCCCCTTTACCAAAATTACCATTAGCTAAAGCAAACATAGCGGCAGATGTTACGTTTCTAACTTGAGTAATTGGAGATAAAATTGTTTTAGCGTATTGAGAATAGCCTTTTAATTTCATCATAGGTTGATATAGATAGCGAAGCATTGTCGGAAAAGCATCCCCATCAGCCCATACTTTAGATGACATATTATTATACATGGCTCTTGGAATAGCGTAACCGAACATAG